TAGGAGAATATTATGTATGAGATGCCAATCGCAGGGATGGTAGTGATAGGTACTACCATAGCTTTAGTAGCTTTGTTTTTCTTTGCAGTAAGTAGACGCAAGTGAAAACACAAGCATTTATTTCTGTATTTAAAGTACGAATAGATAAACTAAGAAAATCTATTAAACTGGAGTTAGAGAAAACTAAGTCGGAGAGACGTAGAGAAACATTAAAGTCTTGGATTAGAGATATAAAAAGACTTCAAACAGTAATTGATGAAGCAAAACGTGAGAATACCTGTCCCCATTGTGGAGGAGAGCTAGATTGAAGGCAGTTGTTAGTAACAGGATTTATCTTGAAGTAACACACCAGTATAAAGAAGTTTTAAGTAAAGAACTGACATATACTGTGCCTTCGCACAATCCAAATGATCCGCCTATCGTCATAAAGAATATGGCGCGAGTTCGAGATAACTTGGTCAGTATTCCAATCGGAAGAACGGATTTGATACCAAATGATTACGAAGTAGTTGATAAGCGTATTGAGATACCAGCAGACTTTCCTGACTTTAAGTTTGATTTACGCCCGAGTCAGAAAGACGCTTATGATGAGGTAGAAGATAATTGTATAATAAACGCTTGGGTCAGTTGGGGAAAGACTTTTACGGGGTTGGCGATAGCAGGAAAGCTTGGACAGAAAACATTGGTTATTGTCCACACAGTACCGCTACGAAACCAGTGGGCAAAAGAAGTAGAGAAAGTCTTTGGTATCACGCCTGGAATCATAGGGAGCGGAAAGTTTGAAATTGATGCTCCTATTGTAATTGGGAATACACAGACTTTATACCGTAACATTCCCAAAGTTAGAAAAGAATTTGGAACAATTATATTGGACGAAATGCACCATGTAAGTAGTCCAACTTTTTCCAAAGTTATCGACACAAATTACTGTCGCTATAAGATTGGACTTTCAGGAACAATCGAGAGAAAGGATGGCAAACATGTAGTCTTTCGAGATTACTTTGGAAATAAAGTAATTAAACCCCCGAAGGAGAACTATATGACTCCTTCTATAAGAATCTTTCGTTCAGAGATAAGATTTATGGACGGTGCAAGAATACCGTGGGCGAACAGAGTTACAGCTCTGGCAAATGACGAGGAGTATCGTCACTCTGTAGCAATGATTGCTGCAGCCTACGCAAAGAGAGGTCACAAAGTATTAGTAGTAAGTGACCGAGTATACTTTCTTCAGTATTGCGCTGAGTTGGTCGGTGATAGCGCGATCTGCGTTACCGGCGAAGTTGCGCATGAGGATAGAGAAACTATGTTAGATGAGATACGAGCTGGTAAGAAAGATATACTTTTTGGAACTCAAGCAATATTTTCAGAAGGTATATCTCTTGATGATCTAAGTTGTCTAATTTTAGGAACTCCTGTTAACAATGAGCCCCTGCTCACACAGTTAATTGGAAGAGTAATCCGACAGAAGGAAGGCAAGAAAGATCCTGTGGTTATAGATATTCATTTGAAAGGGAATACTGCTAGAAAGCAGGCTTCGAATAGGATTGGATACTATATGAAACAGGGTTATACCATAAAGGAACTTTAAAAAAATAGTTCTTGACATGAGCTTTATTTTTTGATATAATATGTTATTCTATAATTGGAAAAAAATCTTTGATACATGCGAAGGCAATGCCATAGAAATGGTAAGAGTCTTAAAGATGTTAGCATTTAATCAGATTCCTAAGAATAAATACGATAAAATCTATCGTTATTCAACCATCAATTTCAAGGGTGAGTCTTTTCTTGTACATCCAGATGTCCTTTTATATAATGAGTACGAATATGGCTATAAAGATGTATGTATATATGTTGCTGTAGCCAGCCTAAGACCTTATGCAGATTATGTAGCATATGGCAAAACAACGCTTGATTTACTGCATTTGCCAGTAGATCCTTTTATATTTTTACAAAACTTTAGCCTACTTCGTGTGATAGGTGACCAGATTCACTTTAAATACGAAGAAGCCCCAACGGAGAAACATTAATGGCAATATCATTTAACCAACAGAAAGGTTCCGCACAAAAGACTTCAATCAAATCATATCAGTACACTGATGGCGATAATAAGATGCGTCTATGCGGAGACATATTAGCACGATACGTATACTGGATCAAGGGTGAGAACGATAAGAACATTCCTTTAGAGTGTCTTTCATTCGATCGCAATACTGAATCTTTTAATAACAAAGAGACAGATTGGGTTCGTAACTACTACCCTGATCTCAAGTGTGGCTGGAGCTATGCCACTCAATGTATTGACAACGGTGAAGTAAAAGTTGTTAACTTGAAGAAGAAGCTCTGGGAGCAGATTATTACTGCTGCTGAAGACTTAGGTGATCCTACAGATCCAGATACTGGATGGGACGTTTGCTTTAAGAAAGTTAAGACTGGACCTCTGCCTTATAATGTAGAGTACCAATTACAAGCTCTTAAGTGCAAGCCAAGTGCTTTAAGTGAAGACGACAAAGCACTTTATGCGGATCTCAAGTCTATGGATGACGTAATGCCTCGTCCAACCCCTGACGCTCAGAAAGAGTTGCTTGACAGAATACGTGAAGCAAGTACTACTGAGGTAGATGAAACCCTAGAAGCCGAGTTTAATATTGCATGATTTTATTTACAGCGGATTGGCACTTGAAACTGGGACAGAAAAATGTCCCAGTAGCTTGGGCTACAAAGAGATACGAAAAGTTTTTTGAGCAGGTACACTCGTTAGAACAACAGTGCAATATGCATATCATAGGAGGTGACCTTTTTGATCGCATTCCAACGATACCAGAGCTTGAAATATACTTTTCTTTTATTCGCAATGTAAAAGTACCAACTATCATATATGATGGTAATCATGAAGCGACTAAGAAGAATAAGACCTTTTTTAGTCAATTAAAAACTGCTTCAAGAGATATAAACCCGCTCATAAATATAGTGGATATATCGTATATAGATGATGATTTAGGGTTTGGAATACTACCATACGCTGATCTTCATAAGAAAGAAAGTATTGAAAAGTTTGATACGAGTAAACCTTTATTTACTCATGTCCGTGGAGAAATTCCTCCTCATGTTAAGCCAGAGGTGGACTTAGATAGGTTTGAGGATTTTCCGGTTGTCTTTGCAGGCGATTTACACGCACATAGTAACACTCAAAGGAACATTGTATACCCTGGAAGCCCTATGACTACGTCTTTTCATAGGAATAAGGTTTCAACAGGGTATATTCTTATCAACCCAGTAGACTGGACATGGATGTGGGAGCCTTTCGATCTTCCACAGCTTTTAAGAAAGACAGTAGAAAGTCCAGATGAAATGATACCTACAGATATAGACCATACAATTTATGAATTGGAAGGAGACATCCAAGATTTAGCTGGAGTTAAGAACTCTGAACTTCTGGATAAAAAAGTAGTAAGACGTAGTACGGAAGCAACCCTTGTACTCGATAAAGATATGACAGTAGAAGATGAATTAGTAGAGTATCTAACATATATTCTAGAGCTTTCGAATGATAAAATTCCAGATATAATAGGGACGTATAATGATTACGCTCAGACGGCTACAATGGGATAATTGCTTTAGTTACGGACAAGATAATGATCTTATTCTTAATGACACAGCAGTTACTCAAATAATTGGTACTAACGGTATGGGCAAGTCGTCCATACCGTTAATTATTGAAGAAGCACTTTACAATAAAAATTCAAAAGGTATAAAGAAAGCCGATATACCCAATAGGTATATAAATGATGGCTATAAAATTGTATTAACTTTTTCAAAAGACGAAGATATCTATAGTGTAAATATTAATCGCAAAACGAATATAAAAGTTAAGCTAGAGAAAAACGGTGAAGATATCTCTAGTCATACAGCGACAAATACTTACAAAACAATTCAAGACATTATTGGTGTAGACTTTAAAACTTTTTCTCAGTTAGTCTATCAAAATACAAATGCAAGTCTGCAATTCCTAACAGCAACAGATACAAATAGAAAAAAGTTTTTAATAGATTTATTACATCTTGAAAATTATGTAGAATTATTTGATATTTTTAAAGAAGCATCAAGACTTGTTAGTTCAGAAATTACCGGAATACAAGCAAAGATAGATACAATAGAAAAATGGTTAGTAGATAACAAATTGAAGGATACTACCATACTTCCTATGCTAAATCTAGAAATTGATACGGAAGAAGACGAGAAAGCTTTGAGGTTTTTGGAGAAAGAAATTGAAAATATCTCCGAAAAAAATAAAAAAATCTCACAAAATAATCATTTCAAAGAAGCATTGCAACAAATCAATATACAGGAGGCACAGACCTCTACTATAGAGGGAGTAGAATCATACGATCATCTCCAAGCAGAGTTAGGTGAGCATAAAGGAACTTTAACGGGGTCTCAACGCCTTATAGAAAAGTTAAATAAATTAGGAGATGTTTGTCCTACTTGTGAGCAGGTAGTAGATCCAGAGTTTATAAATAGTCTAAAAGACTCAGAGACTAGGAAACTGGTCGAGGCAGAGGATAAAAGTGGAGAAATTGAAAGAGAAATACAACGAATTAAAAAGTCAAATATTGAATTCGAACGTTGCAGAAAAGTTGAGAGAGATTGGGTGGACTTGTTTAGAAGCATTGACAAGAGTTTACCAGACATTTCTTTGGATAAAGGTGAGCTTGAAGGAAGGTTGGAAGACGTTCGAGCTAACTTACTTCTCGCAAAAGAGCAGCTATCTAGCACAGCTCGAGAAAACGAGAGAAGAACGAAGCAAAATACGCGTATACAGGTAATAGAGGAACAGACTGATAATTTTCTACAAGAACGTGGAGCAATATCAGAAATTCTTGAAGAGAAAAAGACACTTGTATCAAATTTAGAAATACTAAAAAAAGCATTTAGTACAAATGGTTTATTAGCTTACAAGATTGAAAACCTTGTAAAAGAGTTAGAAGAATTAGCGAACACCTATCTTGGAGAATTGTCCGATGGTAGGTTTACTCTTGAATTTGTAGTATCTAATGATAAGTTAAATGTTCAAGTAACGGACAACGGAAAAATTGTAGATATTCTCGCACTTTCTTCAGGAGAGTTAGCAAGAGTAAATACAGCTACTCTTATTGCTATAAGAAAGCTAATGAGTAGTATCTCGAAGTCTCGGTTGAATATATTATTTTTAGATGAAGTTATTGCGGTCTTAGATGACGCAGGACGAGAAAAACTAGTCGAGGTTTTACTCGAAGAAGATTTAAATACATACGTAGTCTCTCACGGCTGGACTCATCCTCTACTCGAAAAAATTGAAGTAGTCAAAGATGGGAATGTAAGTAAATTGGAATGATAATACCAGAAGATATAGTAATTACTCATAAAAGGAATAAAAAAGTGGTAGACAGCAGGGCTAAAGGAGCACGAGGGGAATACTTAGTACGAGACTTATTAAGGGAACATACCGGACTTCAATTTGAAAGAGTGCCAATGTCAGGTGCTTTAGAATATTTGAAAGGGGATTTGTATATACCTAACCAAAATAACAGCTATTGTATAGAAGTAAAAAATTATGCAGATTCCCCATTGTCTGATAAAGTCCTAACTCAGCAAAAAACAAATAATATAATACGTTGGTGGCGAAAACTTTTAGTACAAGCACACAAAGGAAATCAACGACCGTTATTATTTTTTAAATATAATCGGTCAAAAGTGTTTGTTTGTACGGAAGAAGACCCAGAAACTGTAAAAAACTATGTTTACATAAGCCCACTACAATGCTACGTTATGGTAGCTGACGAGTGGTTAACCTCTGAAAAGATAAGGTTTATAGGAAGTGGCTTTTAAATTTAACTCACAAGAAAAAGAAGGAACGCTAATAGTTGATGCCTTGAACTTAGCATTCCGATGGAAACACCAAGGTAGAACAGATTTTAGGTATGAGTACCAAGAGACGGTAAAATCTTTAGCAAACTCATACAAGTGTAAAAATGTAATTATAACAGCAGACGAAGGATCATCTAGCTATAGAAGAAATATACTTCCTGACTATAAGCAAAATAGAAAGGAAAAGTATGCAGATCAAACTCAAGCTGAGAAAATTGCATTTGAAGAATTTTTTGAAGAATACCAAGCAACGTTAGACATGTTAGACTGGCCTTTACTTCAATTTAAAGGAGTAGAGGCAGATGATATTGCAGCACATCTTGTAAAAGAAAAAGAAACATATGGCTTTAAAGAAATCTGGCTAATATCGAGTGACCGAGACTGGGATTTACTTATACAAAATAATGTAAGTAGGTTTTCTTATGTCACTCGAAAAGAGATTCGGATTCAGAATTGGCATGAGCATTACGAAGTTAAACCTGATCAGTATATTTCTCTTAAGTGTCTAACAGGCGATAAAGGAGATAACGTTCCTGGGATAACAGGTATTGGTCCAAAGAGAGCAAAAGATTTAATTATTAGCTACGGCAATGCAATGAATATTTATGACTCTATTCCGATACCAAGTAAGTATAAGCATATTCAAGAGTTAAATGCAAATGCAGAGCGTATTCTTCAAAACTATGAATTAATGGATTTAGTAACATATTGTGATGATGCAATCGGGTCGGATAACATTTCGAAAATTAAGGAGATAGTGTGTTAATTAATTACGATAGAGATAAGTATTTATCGGAATTCAGTCATAAAACGTTGCAAGATAGATACTTAATAGAGGGGGAAACTTCTCCTCAAGATGCGTTTGCACGAGCGGCAAAAGCGTTTTCAGATGATGATGCACACGCACAGAGGTTGTATGACTATGTTAGTAAACTTTGGTTTATGTTTTCTACTCCTATCCTCAGTAATGGCGGGACATCTCGGGGGCTTCCTATTAGCTGTTTCCTTAACTATGTTGAGGATAGTAGACAGGGACTCACCGGACACTACACTGAGAACGCTTTTCTTTCTAGTGTTGGTGGTGGTGTGGGTGGTTATTGGAGTCATGTTAGAAGTGTAGGCTCTAAAACTTCGAATGGATCTGAAAGTACTGGTGTTATTCCTTTTATGAAAGTAGTAGATGCAGAAATGTTAGCTTTTTCACAAGGAGTCACAAGGAGAGGAAGTTATGCAGCATATTTGGACATATCTCATCCAGAAGTTGAAGAATTTTTGGATGTTCGTAAACCTACAGGTGGGGATGTCAACAGAAAGTCTGTCAATTTACATCACGGTATTCTTGTTGGTGATGATTTCATGGGGCTTATAGAAGGCGCTACAAGAGAGGAAGGATTTGATGACTCTTGGGATTTGATAGATCCTCATACAAAGAAAGTAACTAAAACAGTTTCTGCAAAAACTCTTTGGGTTAAATTAATTCAAAATAGAGTAGAAACTGGTGAACCTTATATTATGTTTAAAGATACAGTTCAGGCAGGATTACCTCAGTTTCAAAAAGATGCAGGATTAAATGTACACCATTCAAATCTGTGTTCTGAAATTACTCTTCCAACAAGTGAAGATAGAACTGCAGTATGTTGTCTATCAAGTGTAAATCTGGAAGAGTTTGATGAGTGGAAACATGATGATAATTTTATTCCTGATCTTATTCGTATGCTAGATAATGTTATTAGTTATTTTATTGAAAATGCCCCAATGCATTTAGTAAGGGCTGTGTATAGTGCATCTAGAGAAAGAAGTTTAGGTCTTGGAGCAATGGGATTTCACGCATACTTACAACGGCATAATCTTCCTTTTGAGAGTGCATCAGCAAAAGGTGCAAACATGAAAATGTTTCAGCACATAAAATGGAGAGCAAAGGATGCAACTAAAAAATTGGCTGAAGAAAGGGGTGAATGCCCTGATGGAGTTGGTTATGGCGTTCGTAACGCTCATCTTCTGGCTGTGGCTCCTAATGCTAGCAGTAGTATTATATGTGGTAATACTTCTCCCAGCATTGAGCCTTATAGGGCTAATGCATTTACACAGAAAACTAAAAGCGGATCTAGTCTACTCAAAAATGAGTACTTAGAACATATTCTACAAGAACTAGACCAAGATACAGATGATGTATGGAAGAGTATTATTACAAATAGTGGCTCAGTACAACATCTAGACTTTTTAGATGAATGGACTAAAGATGTATTTAAAACTGCTGTAGAAATAGACCAGAAATGGATTATTGATATGGCATCTGATAGACAAATGGATATTTGTCAAAGTCAATCTTTAAATATATTCTTTCCCGCAGATGTGTCAAAACAAGAACTTCATGCAATACATATGATGGCATGGAAAAGAAAAGTAAAAACCCTATACTATCTACGAAGTGAAGCTATTAAAAGAGCAGAAACTGTTTCTGATGAAGTTTTACGACAGTATATATTTGATAGCTTAGATGATGAAGGCTGTGTAGCTTGTGAAGGGTAAAGTTTGGACAGTTTGGAAATATACAATAGGCAGTTTTAGTGATGAAAAAACAGCAGAGTATGATAATATTGTAGCAATGCTAAGAACTTTAATAGTAATTGTTAATGTTGTGTGTGCTTTTTTCATTATGACAAACATAGTACATAATTGGTGAGATATGAGTTTATTAGAAGAAAGAGAGTATTACAAACCGTTTAATTACCCGTGGGCTTTTGAACATTACAAAACCCAACAGCATATGCATTGGCTTCCAGATGAAGTAAATCTTGCAGATGATCTAAGAGATTATCGTGAGAAGCTAACCCCTGGGAATAGAAAACTTATTACACAGATTTTTAGGTTTTTTACTCAAGCAGATGTAGATGTTTGTTGTGGGTATGCAAAACATTATTTACCAACTTTTAAACAACCTGAAGTACGTATGATGTTGTCTGCTTTTGCAGCAATGGAAGCAGTACATCAGGAAGCATACTCTTTACTTCTAGAAACTCTAGGGTTTGGAGATGAAGAGTATCAGAAGTTCTTTGAGCATGAAGAAATGCTGGCAAAGCATGAACATCTTAATAACTTTGGTATGGACACTCCGATGGATATTGCCAAAACTATGGCTATCTATTCGGGTTTTACAGAGGGAGTACAGTTATTTAGCAGTTTTGCTGTATTATTGAACTTTCCTCGTCACAACTTAATGAAAGGAATGGGACAGATCGTGACTTGGTCAGTACGAGACGAAACTCTTCACGTAGAGGGAATGTCACAACTATTTCGAACTTTTGTTAAAGAAAATCCTGAACTATGGAATGATGATTTGAAATATGAAATCTACTGTGCTGCAGAGCGAGCAGTAGAACTAGAAGATTCTTTTATTGATTTATGCTTTCACGGTGCGGAAGTACCAGATTTAAGTGCTGAAGAAGTAAAAGGATATATTCGTTATATTGCAGATCGTAGACTCCTAGGGCTAGGATTGAAAAAGATATTTGGGAGTGAGCAAAATCCATTAGGATGGTTAGATTACATGCTAAACGGGGTTGAGCACACTAATTTCTTTGAGAACCGAGCAACTGAGTACTCTCGTGCAAGTACAACAGGAAATTGGCAGGATATATTTAAATGAACGAAAACATAAAGCTAGACCTGACTCTAGAAGAAGTAAATATCGTTCTGAACGCTTTAGGTGAACTTGCAGCTAAAGTTAGTATGCCCGTTATTCAAAAAATTCAAGAGCAAGCGCAGCCTCAGGTAACCCCTGAGCCTATCCCAGTAGAGGAAAATGAATGATTCAAAAAATAATAATAATATTATTACTCTTACTACCCACTACAGCTATATCTGCGGAGCATTTTAGTGGAATGATCGGTGTACATTCAGATTATGTATGGCGAGGATATTCTCAGAATGACGGAGAAGTAGCTCTTAGTGCAGGAGTAGGAGTAGCATTAGGTGGATTCACTTTAGCAGCTTGGGCATCTCAAGTAGATTTTAATGATGATGCTAAGTATGAGTATGATTTAGTTGCAGGATATGATTATTGGGTAAATGATAATTTTAAACTGTCTGGAGGTTATATTCGTTATGCGTGGGATGAAGTTTATGATACTATAGAGGAAGCATATGTAGGATTTAGTACATATGGTGTAAGTTTAACTTACTATCAAGATATTGATAATTCTGATTTAGATTTCGTAAATGCTATAGTAGAAGTACCTTTTATTAAACAGTTTGACGTCTCATTAGAGTACGGAAAAGCAACCGGTTTTGACAACTATAAAGCCATCAATATCTCGAAAGAACTTGGTGATTGGATAGTTGGGGGACAGATCGGTAGTGAGGAATCCACAATAGGAATAGTGTGGAATTTCTAAAGAAAAAGGGGCGAAAGCCCCTTTATTTTATTGCGGACAAGTCTCTACAGTACCAAACCCAATAATACTTGGATTAGTATTATTAACACAATTTACTCCAGGAATCCATATTTTACCACCACTATTTATTCCATTAGTTAAATAAAGGAAATTTTGATCAGTAGTATCAAACCTGTTATCCATTAGAGTATTTGTATTAGTAAATTGACTATTAATCAAATTCTCCAAAGACGTGAAATTATCTGTATAGCTTGGAAAGCTTATATTATTGATTGCTGTTAGAATATCCGAAGAGCCAACACCCTCAGTAGCATTAGTAGTTAATCCTGCTAACCCTAACTGTACAGTCTGTGCTCCTGCTGTATTCATCGCATCAAATGCATTATTACTAACATTTGTAACTGCTCCTAATCCACCTAGTCCTAGGTTGGTCATATTCGTAGAGGTCGTACCCAACATGCCATATAACTGTTCAGTATTTGCTTGATCAGCTCTAATATTTTCTAGCTGTGTATCTCTACTATACCTTGCCATGGTCTTGGTAGCATCATTCGACAGCCACATTGAACCTAGTGAAGCCACCGGCCCTGCTAGTATTTGTGCCCACTGTAGTGCTTCTGATTTTTGTGCTTGAGGAATTATAGGAGC